GTTACACTTTGGTCTCCCAATGGTTCCGTCTATCACTAACAGGACCCAGGCGAGGGGGCTAGTACTCGTCCTATTGTTTTCTTTGACTGCGTCCTTCTCAGTAGAGTTCGGCGCAGGACTCGACAATGGTGAAATATTACAGGCTTGTCATAATGCGTACAGGATATCTGCGTGTCGCACGCCGTGTGTTTCAAGCGGCGCATGCGAGGCCGGGCTGCCGGCCGGTGGTGAGATTGGCGAAGGTGCTGCCAACGCACCTTTTTGTTGTGTAATTCGAAATTCACTATCGTAGGGGGCCTCTTTTGGGGCCGCGTCCTGATGTTGGGCGTGTCCGTTAATCGGTAGTACTGTGTTTTCGCGGTACGACTCATACTGTGCGGTATGAGGCTTTACATTTTCTGTGTGTACTCTGGTGTTGCCAACACCTAGATCATCTTTCCTAACCCGATTGCCCTGTTCGAACGAGCGCTACAGCAGGTATATGAGGAGGGAGCCTTTCGAGGTCCGTTGATACATATAACCACTGAAGTAATCACACAGAACTGTCTATTACCTCAAATCCATTATATGAACCAACTGAATATGGACTCTTTCAAGTCCACCAACCATACCTTGTCCGGCCTGGTTACGAGCCCTCGTGGCGGTCGCGTCGGGCAAGGGAAATATCGCCGTTATGCCGTATCAGTCAACACTGATACTGTTATTCACGGGCGTGTTGACGCGCGAAGCGCTAGCATTGTGTACGAAGTCGGCGCCCATTATAAAGACGCTGACGGGGCACTATCCCAGCCACCACCGGGAGCGCCTCGCGGTACCAGTGCTGACTATCCTACTCCTTTCGTACTCGCCGAGGACTTCCTTGGGGCGGCGCGTAAGTATCAGAACTTTTCAGCAACCTTTGACTATTCTTCTTTCGCAGGTGTTGCCGAACGTCTGGCGAAAGGTTTGGCCGCGTGGACTCTTTATCCGAATGTTTCTTCAGGTTATCTGGCAGCGGGCGCTGATATAGTCGTATCAGTTTTAGGATCCCACGCTGCCCCAGTGAATTCTCTGACTTCGTCTGTCTTCTTGCCTCGTCTCGTCTCTACTGCCTTTTCCCCCGATACTTTCGGTGTTCTAGTCGCGGCTATAGCTGGTGAAGGGGCACGTGTTGTGACCGACGTTCTTGTTCTTGATACTGACGGCACGCCCGAGGTCCCGACTTGCGCGCACGATGCCATGCCCCTAGCCTGTGTCGAAGCCCTTCGGATTGTCGGAGCTAACATGGTTGCTGGTAACCAGGGCCCTCTTTTCGCCCTCGCTGTTACACGCGGCATCCACTCCATACTGTCTATAGTCGGCCACACTGATGAAGGGGGTATAACTCGCGATCTACTCAGGGGAGGATCGTTCGCACCCCCGTTCGGTGGTTTGCACTACGGTTTATCTGAGTATAGCGGTCTCCCAGTCTTGGCCTCATCCCACTTGCCTTCTGTCTGTGCTTATGTCGATGGCATCGCACTGTCAACTGCTGCTGCGGTCGCTCACTGTGATCCCGGAGATACGATTAATGGGCTCTGGTTTCCGACAGTTCTAGATTGTTCGCCTGGTGAAGTCACACTTTCTAGTGGGTCATCGGAGAAGCAGGCTCACTCTGGGTCTGCCGCTAGGTCTATGTATCTGAATGCGCTTCCTAACTTCTCTGACACATACTGTAGAGCCCTTGGCGTCCTCTTTGGTGCTTCCGGTGATGAGAGTCTCGCCTCTAGAGTTCTTATCAGTCACGGTTGGCACCTCAAGCCGACTAACCGGCACTTATCCTCGCCTACGATAGCCCCTTTCTTTTGGGTCGAACCTACTGGAATATTAGAGCCAGGTATCTTTGGGACGGTCGCCGAAGGCGAAGGAGCTGGCTCTTTATGTGGCCGTAAGGGTCGGAAGGTCCACTCTGCCTTTGAGGGTATTCGCACCGTCGGAGGTTCCGGTTTCACAAACTCTGATGTAGTTGTCAGGATGCGGGGTGCGCGTTATATGCCCTTTCTGTACCACTGGTTGAATCATCCTTCCAATGGGATCGGCGCGATTACTTTGCGGCAACTTGACCCCGAGAGTATAGTACTCGCAGGTTCTGGCGGCGGCGTGACCGTTCGCGAGCGCGTGCTCGCGAATCACGATCTGGGCTCACTCTTGTGGGTCAGGGGGCAAAGCCCATTTCCAGCACCGGCCGAGGCTCTCAATATATCGGGAGCGATAGGTCTCAACTTCCGGCATGCGAGCATCGACGCTTTCGGAATCCCTACGGCTGAGCATCTGCCCAGAGACTCCGAGCTGGCCGGTTTAGCGATAAACTTGAGCTGCAGTTTGCTCCAAGGGCTCTCAGACGGACCGTCTAATTTCGGCCCACCCGGTGCTGCGCGCTGTCGCACTTTGGCTTCAAAGGCTTTAGCTTCCGCCCGGAGCCGTGCTCTTTTTGGAGATGCAATGGAGGGTTTACCACTTACTACTTCCTTATCATCGCCGGTGCATTTCTTCACCCCTGCGCCTGCGGCCTCCACGACTCTGGGGGCAGCTCTAGCAAACTAGGGGAAAAGCGGGCTTCCCGCTCTGAATCTTTTTTGGTAACGGAGGAGTTGAAGCCTACCGTACTTGTGGATGCGCAGCACGGTCCTGTAGTGGATAGGCGTGGTCCTCAGGTCGTGGGCTTACAAGGCTCCAGCCGTGTACCGCCTGAACAGAACCGCCGATCTTCCCAGCCACACTCAGACCCAGCACCAGCAGTCGAGGCCTCTCCTGCTACCGATTCCCCGGCCGTCGGTCGGGGTAGTAATTAATGGCTCAGCGCCAGGCCGAGTTCGGTCCTTTAGGAACCTTTCTCGGCTCCTTGCTCCGTTTGTTTCCGGAATGTGAGCGAGTTATTACCGGTGACCTTGCTTCGCAGCTTTTAGCTCTCGAAACTTGGACGCCGGCCCTCAACAGGCGGCACCCTCTCTTAGCCGCTTCTGTTTCTCTCTTAGTGCTTGAGTACCCTCTACAACTGCCCAACTCAGAAACCCTTACTTTACAACTACTCGAGGCCGTCATCCCTCGTTTCTCACCCGCTCCTCTAAATGCGGGTCAACAAAAATTTTATGATGGTGTGCGAAAGTACCGCAAGAGCAATATCGCCCTCGTAGCGTCGCGATTCCCTGTCAAGGTGCACATAGCTGCTATGAACAAGAACTCACTCAGACTGTCTAGGCTGATAGCGTCATCACATACCGACGTATCGCCTGTAATAACTGACCGTCTGTCTAGGATTGAGTCTGGGGTGCTCTCTGACGACCAGGCTTGCAATATCATACTTCTGGCGGCTTGTTTGTATCCAGTGTTAGGCTCTTATGGGGTGGATGTTGCTGTAGGTCTGGTCTCCAGCTTGAGCGTCGCGAAAGGGCTATCAAACGCGTTGAAGGCCCTGGGCTGTAACTCGTGCCACCTCGGGTCGATGGTGACTGAAGCCCAGGCCTTGCAGGGCAGAGGAGTAGGAGATCTCGATCTAGTTGACGAGGCAGCTTACCGGTGTGACCCACTTAGGGTTCGCGAGAAGATCCTCGACGTAGACCCCGATTCGTTGCGGCCCCACGTCGCGGCTTTAATTGCTGCTGAGCTGCCCCAACCACCTGAACTGGAGGATAGGGATAAGTGGTGGTCCAGGCGGTGGTTGTGGTGCGTTAATGGCTCTGAGAATGCGCTCTCCGACAGAGCCCTGAAACTGTCTTCACGCCTATGGAAAGCTACACACTCAAGAGCTTACCGTAAGATGGCAGCTGAGTGTGTCGAACCGGACCCCACTAAGGAGTGGGATGGCGTCACCTTAGTCAGCGTATCTCCTAAGCTCGAGCATGGTAAAACACGTGCTATATTTGCTTGCGATACGCTTTCCTACTTCGCTTTCGCCCGTGTGCTCGACCCGGTACAACGCGCATGGCGGAACCGACGCGTACTCCTCGATCCCGGGAGTGGAGGCACGGTTGGGATGGTCGAGAAGATAAGGGCTATGAGGCGCAGGGGTGGTGTAAACTTGATGCTCGATTACGACGACTTCAACAGCCACCACTCAAATCCCGTTATGAGGATGGTCTTTGAGGAGTTGTGCCGGCACTGTCGTGTCCCACCCAACATTGCCGCTCCGTTGGTGGAGAGTTTCGACAAGACCTTCATACACTTTGACGGCCGAGTCGAACGGAGCTTAGGGACCTTGATGAGCGGACACCGTGGAACGACTTTTATCAACTCGATCTTAAATGCTGCGTACATCCGCGCCGCGCTGGGCCCAGCCGCTTTCGACAGTTGTGATTCACTGCACACTGGTGATGATGTGTATATGTGTGTCCCGACACTGCGTGACTGCGCTAGCATACTTGACAAATGTCGGGATTACGGTTGCCGGATGAATCCTTCGAAGCAGAGCGTTGGTTACACGTCTGCTGAGTTCCTTCGGTGTTCCATCACTGAGAAATCGGCCCGCGGCTATGCGTGCCGTGCTATCGCATCCCTCACGTGCGGTTCCTGGACTAATCCCTCTCCCCTCGAACCGCTGGCGAGTCTGAAAAACCTGCAGACGACTGTCCGTGCCCTCATTAACAGAGCGAACACTGCTAATTTCACTAGAGCAGTCGCGATCGCTTCAAAGGCGGGGGCACAGACTCGGTTACCGGTGCGGTTGCTTGAGAGGGTGTTGAACGGATCGGCCAGTCTGGACGGAGGGCCGATCTTCGGGGGTTCGGGGCACTATGTCGACATTAGGACATCGGTGCCGCCGGAAATGAGCGAGTCGATAGGGCAGGGCCTACCAAACCATGCTTCCCGTTCGTACTTAGCTAACCACGTCTCTCCTATAGAGGCTGTTGCAATGTCCAAAGCCAGCGTTGACCCGCTGCCCCTCTTGACCGCCCAGAGCTACGCGAAGGGCTGGGGTCTGAGTAAGGCAGAGACGGTTGACGTCAGGCCGAGGTTCACTGTCTCACGGCCCCTTGTCGTCAGAGGCTCGATTAGCTTAGAAGATCTGGTCAAGTGTAAGATGCCCGTGGGTGTTCTAAACAAATACCCGCTTATCAGATTCGTTTCATCGAGATTGGGTGGAGAGGACTTGCGTGAACTAGTCGCACTAGCCGGCGGCGACCCTGCAGCAACTGATATCGAAGTTGAGGCTTTCGGTCCACAGGCTAGGACACACAGGTTTGTAGGTGTTATACCAATGTCTGACGCTGCTGCTTTAAGCCAGCGGACGGAACTTGGTAATGTCTACGTAAATCGGCC